TCAACGTCAGAGTTGCGCGTTAGCAAGATGTCGGCAATCTCGGGCAGCTCACACGAAGAGATCCGCGCTGCGACCAACCGGCAGAACGACAAGCACCAATCTTTTTCAACGATGCCGTTGCCAACCGCGCCGGTTGATTCGCCACCATGGCCGGGATCTAGGGCCAACCTCATTGCAGCCCCACGACCATCGCCCGCGCGCCAAGCATAACGCCGATCGTCACGACCACGGCAACCGTGGCAACAAACTCTGGCGATCGGTGCCACGCTTGCGATTGCTCGAGCCGCTTGCGCAGCAGCGTTACGGTCTCGCGTTGTAGTTGCGTGTCTATGTTTTTGTGTCTGCGCATTAGCTCCAGGTCATTGGAAGCGCGAGCCTGGCAACGTTCGAGTTCAATCTGTAACAGATCATCGCATGCAGCCGCTTTGTTGCCGAGATAGATTGCGCGCTCAGTTGTCATGCACTGCCCGTCGAGCGGTGAGTATTGCCCCTTTTTGATCGGCCAGTGTTGCGGATCGATTCGGTCAGAGGCGCGCAAGCCAGTCGGCCAAAGCCACAGGATCGCCGCGCAAGGTATCAGCCAAAGCAGCTTGGTCATTGGTGAGCCTCTCCATTTTCTCATGGTAGCGCCGCTCGATTTCACTGACGGCGTATTCGTGATCCTTCTCGGCAATCGCCCGCGCCGCTTCCGCCCGCGCGGTGTACGCCTCGATCTCTGTCGCAATGTCCACAGGATTACGTCTCCCCATCATGTAAGCCAGAAACGCAACGGCTATTACCACAGGCAGCAATAGCCAGTGATACCATCTCAGACCGGCCATAGCAGAGCCCCCGCAATAAACGCCGGCAACAACGGCAGCCATGGCTCTGGATAGACACCAAGCCGTAGCGCCACTAGCCCGACAATGGCAACCGCAACGGTGAGCCAAATCAGCAACGCGATCGAGTTAGGCTGCCCGAGCAACGGCTGCGCAATGCTTTCCGGGTGGAAAAAATGCCCAGTGAGCACACCGCAGATCCACGGGACGATCGGAGTCTCGCCAGACCAATCGCGCACGATCTCGCTCCAGGTATTGCCGGCCTTGCCATCCAATGCAAGGTACACGTCGAAACCAATGAGGACCGACACGATCAACGCGCCGATCGCGATAGCGGCACCGATAGGCATCGGACTATGATCCGCCCGGAGGTCTGCCGGCGATCGCCTTGGCCCCGTCTGCCAGGGCTGCGCTCCCGGTGGCGCCAACGATCACCTTCCAACCAAACGAGCCCGCAAAATCCAAAAACGCCTTTGCCGCTTCCAGATCGAGAGTGAACAACGCGGCAAGGCCGGCGAACAGAATCACGGCGCCGCCACCCACTACGATCCATTGCTTGCGCCCAAACATGGCTAACCCTGCACCAGACGAGCCGTTGCCGTCACCAGATCGCTGGATGTGGCTGCCGTCCCGGAGATCGTTGCGCGGACATAGACATAAGGCGACACGTCGAGGATGATCGAAACGACGGAGTTTGCGGTTGTCGCGTGGGTTGCCGCGTAATTGACGAGCACCCCTGCGGTATCTCGCTGCACTCGACTCCAGGTAACCCCGTCGTCAGACTCCTCGAGCTTGCTGACGCCGACATCTGTCGCCGCGCCACCACGGGTAAGGTCAACCCGCAGTTTCAGCGTTGAATACCCATCAGCGAGCATGGGATCCGTTACCGGATTGGTGCTCAAATCCGCGCCAGTGATCCCGGTGGCAACCAATGCCCCGGCTGTTTTTGGTGAAACACTCATTTAGATCTCTCCAATCGTTCACAAACAGAAAAGCCGCTAGCCTGGCCAGCGTCGTATCCGTGACGCCAGATTGCGAGGGCTACCATTAAGCCAAGCCCAGAAAGCACCAATGCCAACAAGCAAGCCTTGACGATCTGCCAGATGTCATCGGCGATCCATTTTGCTTTCGGGTTCATCGCCATTATGTGATCGACCCAGGCCCGACATAGCCACCGTCTTGCAGCAGCGTCCACAACGCGATCTTATCTTCTGTGTACCGCGTATTGCCTGGCGTCACTTCGGCCATAACTGCATCGATGGCAGTCTGCCCGGTGAAGTCATTGGTATACTGAAAGCATGGGTAATAGGTGTCATTCTCGATAAAGCCCTTGCTCCAGGCGATATGGATCGAGGTGGCTTGCGGATCGTTTGGGTCGATCGACACCATGAAACTGTGAATATGGTACACGTCGAGTGAGTGATCCTCGGGCACCATAACCTGTTCTGTGGTCGGGTTGGTTGGTGAGTATGGCATTTTTTCCTCTAAGTGGTCGAGTCGGTGATTAGCCCGAGCTGCGCAAGGGCCGAAATCAGGGATGCCAGGGCAGCGTTGCCGCCCTTGCTCCCGGTTACAGTCGGCTTTGTTGTCGGCGTGGCATTGTAGAATCCTGCCTTATCACCCTTGTGATGCAGCTCCTTCTCTGCAACCAATGCCTCGGCGCCGGTCGTGCTATCGATCCTGGCCACGACAACGCCGCCGGTGTAGGTTTCAAACTCAACCGCGTCACTGTCGTTCGGGTTTATGACAATTTTCTGTGACTGCCAAAACCGGACATCCCCAAGTAAGATCTCTAGCGCATGATTGCTTGAACTAGATCCAAATGCACCCAGGAGCAAGCCGGTGTTTGGGCCAACGTGTGACGCCTGCACCAGTATGTAACCACCGTATGCCGATCCAGCATCGCTAGGACTTTTCGCCCGCACACGGGAGTTAAATCCAAAAGCCGACCTACCGCCCTCGGTGTAGGCAATCGCCGTTATCGCCTCGCAGTCACGGCTATCAGCCGCACTGGCTTCCGCCTCGGCAACCAATGCGCCGTTTCTTGATTGCGAGGCGTTGTGATAGTTGGACTGCGAAACGACTGTTTTGGTGTACGGCGCGAAAACGGATCCTGCGCTTGGCCCGATCAACGTGCGCCCGGTGGCTTTTTCATAGCGCCACTCTGGAGCACCGGCAAACGAGCCCGAGTCATTGTACTGTCCCTGTGTGTCTGCCCCTGCCGGCGCGGGATCATCGGAGGCAATTTCGACCGTATCGGCATTGTTCGTAATGGCGACATTTGCTCCAGCCTCGAGCGTCTTTAGATTGAGCGCCGCCCCGGTCTTATTGCGGTAGATCTCCCCTGCGCCGCCGCCAACATTGGCGCCAGTGTTTGACTCGCCACTAATGGCAACGTCGAGCGTTAGCGAGTTTCCATCGGCCGACAGGGCCACCGGGCTATCCGTCGTCGTGAGGATTAGGCTGGCCATTACGCTAGACGCCTCTCTACATCAATCAAAAACCTGGGTAGCGTCTGGATGTTGCCTCCAGCGTCCTCGACTTCGATCGATGCAACTTGAGCAAAGCCGGGGATAAAGTCGGTGGCGAGCCACGGATCGCCAAACACAAAGCGCCCGTTAGCCGCGTCCGTGATGGCGCCGGCTTTGATCAGCACGTCACCAGACGCACGCTCAAGCCTCAATGTGAATTGGTAGCCGGCTATGTTGATCGGGTTGCCGCCGTCGTCTCTAAGCTGGCCAGCGATAGCCGGGGCTGTATCGCCCTCCGTGTAGCGATGAGGCAACCGATCATAGGTGCTGTCTTGGCTCATTGTTCGTCACCTGTATCCAGATCCCGCACTCTGAGTTTCTCGCCGATGCGTATGATATTGTCGCTTATGCGGCGCTGCTCTGTTCGGATCTCGCTCACCGATTGGTTAACGCTTGCGTTTACCCTCGACTGTTCTCGCCAGCGGTATGTTGAATCCGTCTCGTGCGCCGCTTGCCTTTCCTCGAGCCCCTTGCCTTCCGCTCGCGAAAAAAACATATTCGGAACCATATAGCCAACCAACCCAAGGATCCCCGCCAACAAAACGCCCGCTACCCATTTCCAGGTCGGTCCACCGTTTGCGCTTGCTACCGCCATCGGTCAACCCCTAGTTACGGTAAACAGAGACGTGACAGCCACAGTCAACAGCTTACCAGTTTGATTATTTATCCGTGTTTCGATTGTCTGGCCGGCTTGCAATGCAAGCGGAAACGTGCCGCTAACAACCCACGTATCAAGTCCAGCAATGGAGACGGATGTCCCCTTTGTGCTAGACGAAAAAGTGTAATTTGCAGCCGGCAGCCCACCTCCAGACACGTAGAATTCAGCAAGCCAATAGCCGTTCGCCGGCATTGGGTTAACCGATGCACTAATCAGGGATGCCGGTGAATAGACGCCAAGACTAGGCACGGTAAATTTGTAGGTGCCAGTATTGTAATTTCCGCCAAAGTCGTAATTTTCCAAATCGAAATGAATCGTGTAGATCCCGGCGCCGATAACGTGCGTTGTCGATAGCGTGGCCGATGATTTAATGCGCCCGTTGTCCATAACGAGCGTATCGAGATACGCGGTAAATGCGTTGTTGGCTTTGAAGAATAGTGGGCGTGCATAGCGCGCACTGGCCGGCGCGTCAAACTCGCCCTCCAGGTTGTGCCATGCCCCGGTGCTGGGTAGCGGCGCGTTCCACGCATACGACACCGAGATCAGGGCCTGGCTCGCATTGTACCAGCCGACCGCAACGGCAACATAATTGCCGGCCGCAATGCTGTCGGCTTGGACTACGGCAGACACAACGTATGGATCCCCGGTCTCTACAGGAATATAATTGCGATATAGCAGCCCCGGATCGTCGGGCGGCGTGGTCGGGAAGAACTCGATCACCGCGTCGCCCGATTTGCTGGTCAGAACCGTGTTGATATCTAGATCAACGCCCCAGACAACACCATTGCCGCCAACGATCCAGGAGTCTGGGACAAACGAGGTGCCCATTAGCCCCGGCTCCGTTGGCTAAAGTTGAAGTTTTGGTTGAGGGCGGCGCGTCCGGTTTCGTTTTGCTGGATCCCGGTAGCTGCGGAATCATCCGAAAGCCGCGTGCCGCTCAAGCTGCCCGACGTTCGCAGGTCCTCGATATGGACGATCGACGTTGCATCAGTTACGACTTTCGCAATCGGGGCCTCGGTCAACTGCGTTACCGGCGGCGCGGCTCCGAGTGTCTTGGATTTGATGTTGACCGCTCCGGCGCGGGTGTCGACATACACGTAATTGTCTTTGCTGGCGAGGACGGGAATCCCGGTGTAGCCGTTCAACAGCTCGATCGCGCCCCTGCCATCCGATGCCGTTCCTGGCGTGACATCGATCGTCAAACCGCCTGAGTCCGTCACGGAGTAATCCGAGCTCCGAGTATTCAACGCCGCCGATTGGTCTAGCACGTATGGCGTAAACGTCGCTCCGTTGGCCTGACCGAATCCCTCTTTTGCCGATCGCGTTCCGTTGTCAAATGTCCCGACCCCGACCGTTGGCGTATTCGCGCCTATGCTGGCCAGCGTCCACTTGATGCGCGGCGGATCGGCATACACGTCGGGTTCCTTGTCGATCACTTCCCATTTAAATGAGGAGTCTAGACCATCGAGATTGTACCCAACAAACTGCGGCCAGGTCAGGGTGATTACATCCCCGACTTGAATCGCATATTCGGAGAATGAGGTTTCGAGCTCGACTCGATAGAAGCCGTCAGCGAACCGCTCGAGGATCTTAACACCAAGGTCATATAGGATCGTGATATCCCAGATCGCCGAGTAGTCACGATCCCAGACTTGGGGCGTAGCCAGAAATCCGCGCGTCAAACTGGCAAACGTTGCGTTAGTCGGCTGCCTGTCCGGGTTGAACGATTGAGCTCCGCCACCGCTAGGCAAGTCCTCAACCGATAGGTGTGAGAAGTCAGGGCCAAAGTTGATCTGTTCACACTTGACCGTCTCTTGGCCCTTGAGGCTGCGGCGATCGAAATCCCGGAGTTGTAAATAGGCGGGTCGGGTCGGGCCAACTTGCGCCCATGCCGGCTGCGGGCCGGCGTTCCATTGGTTGAAGCCGGTGAAGTGGTGCAGGATCCCGCCCTCGGCCTCTATGGTCGTATCTGCGATCTGGATCAGGCCGTCAGCGTCGCCGATGAAATGACACCAGCCGTTGACCCATTTGGTTGAATACTCCCAGGTAGCCACGCGCCCGGTGGTGCCGGGATAGGCGTAGTTCGATTGGCTCGCAGTGTCGGACAGAAACAACGTGTTAACCGTCTTTAGATCGAAGTCGAGCCAGAATGATAGCTGCACTTGATTGATCAGGTTGTCTAGTGGGTCCTCTGTTTGTTGGAAGGTATCCGCCAGGATTTGATCGCTTCCCCAATGAGCCACTGGCGACGCCGCCGGATCGTAGAGAACGAAACGTAACTTGCCATCCTCACGCACCACCAACTGACCAAACAGCAACTGCCCAAGCTCCGAAATGATATCGAACGCCGGCACCGGGATCGCGATTGCGCCGCTGTTTGGCTCGTTCAAGTTGGCATTCTTGGACACCACATAGTGACTAATGGTGGCATACTCTGGCTGCGACGGGTCCAGGCTGGTTGCATCGTAGAGGGATGCAGCAACGTCGGATTCGACTAGCGCCGCTTCGATGTGTTCCAGTGGGTGCTTGTTCCAGACGGTGTGGGTGATGGTCGTGTTTTTGAGGATAGCAAACACATCCATCACGGCAATCTGGATCGTCTCGCCGCTCGGATCTGGCTGTAGCTCCTCGATTGAGCCCGAAAAGTATTCGACGAAATCAGCAAGACTCAGCTCGGCCGTGCCCAGCTTGACCGAAATCCGCTTGCCGCGTAACCGATTGGCTACGATGATCGGGCGAAGGTAGGCGTCCTCGAACGTAACCACGCATTCTGAAACGTCCCGAATGCGCGTTAGCGGGTCGAGCTCTGAGCCGATTGATGAGACTGATACAACACCCTCGGGCACGGCATACAGATCCGAGTCTGGATCCATGCTCCCGCTAACGGCAGTCCATTGCGTTACCCCGTTGTCTATCTCGACCCAGAACCTAGGGCGAACGTCAGCACGCTCGAAAGCCGCTACAAAGTTGGTCGGGAGAGTGAGCATTGCTCATTCCCTCTCCAGATAGAAGCGCTCCGGTCCTTGCTCGTCTGCGATGATGTCGAATGTGCGTTCAACGAAATCCTGGCAAGGGTAGACCAGATCCGGGATCTCTAGTTGCATGAAATGCCAACCACCGCCAGACACGCCGCCTGGGTCACTAAACGGATTCTCTGCCCATGCGAAAGGCGAACGGCCGAAGCGTTGCCCCGTGCGGTACCATGCCGGCACGTCTGATAGATAGGGCTCCTCGCTCGGATTGATTGCCGCCGAAAGCCGCCGCCTGCCATCGTTGTAGGTGTACCGATGGCGAACGCCGGCAGCGGTCACCGTATCGCTATGCTCGCCGGTCAGTGTGTTGTCATCGTATGGCGTGCGTGGTTTGTGTTTGAGTTGTCGGCGCCGGCCCAGAACCACCTCGCCGATCTCGGGCTGGTTTGTGCCGAGATTGGCTCTGAACCGCAGCCGCGCATATTGCACGTTGCTGTAACGGTTGGCGTCGGTCCCGGCAGCCGCTGCGTGTCTCGGAACGGCTTGCGTGATCCTCACCGCCTGCGATGTCGAGACGCCGATCGGGATCGTAATCAGATTGACGGTAAACGCGCCATCATCTGCGATCTGGAGGTCCCACGAGTCAAACACCGATCGCATGGTCTCGCTGCCGCCAATGAGGCCGATCCAATCAAACTCGACGCCGGTGCCGAAGTCGAAAACCAGATACCAATCAACCTGCGCCGTGTCGGGCCGAGTGTAGAGGTGTGCGAATCCGTCGATTGACCGAGATGCCGGATAGCCCGAATCGCTCGAGTCACCGCCGCCAACCGTGCCCGCCGTATTCCAGCCGACAAAGGCGGGCGTTGTCGGGATTGCCTGTGCGATCAACTGCGGCTTGTCCGCGTCACGCAGCGCGATCTCTGTTGCGCTGATTTCGGCGAATGAATAAGCCACGGCTATCGACTCCCGCTAAATGGTTGGCGTGCCCGGTTGCGTACCAGCTCCCGCTCGACCTGGCGGAATGCCCGCTTGCGTTGGGTCATATCGGACGGGACAACGCTGTTGAACTGGACGTTGATTGCCGGGGCACCGAAACCGCCTGCCCCGGCCATGGCCATCTGCGGCACCGTGCCGCCCTGAGCCATTCCCAAAATCGGCGCAGAAGACGAATCGACTCCGCCAGCGCCCGGCCCAACGAGGGACTTTACAAACCGCTTCAGGTCTCGGTTTTCACGCACGGTCAATATGCGCTCTCCAGGCATGGCATTCACCAGGACGCTATCCTTGCCCGGAATGCCGCCAACCACTTCGCCACCATCAGCCGCGGTCGGGATGCTACCGATCAATGCCTTGACCAGACCAAACACGGTTGCCGCAGCAGCTGCACCAACCGCGATACCAATGAACGGCAGGAAAGCGTGCGCCGCCAACTGGGCCGCAGCCGCTTGGACAGCAAACGCCAAGACCGCTTGCTCTACGACCATCACGATATTCTGGAGCATGGCAACGCCGATTTCGGCCAGCGCCTGCTCTAGCTTTTTCTGGCCGAGAAGGACAGCGGCAATCATTTGACCGAGGGCGTTCCCGGCTTCGGCGAACGCTCCGACCCATTCCGAGGCGACGGTTACCGCTTGCTTATGCAGCGAATCCTCTAGCTCCTGCACGCTTTTGTTGAACTCTTTTTGCGTTATTTCGTTGTTGGCCAGCTTATCCCCGAGCTTTTCGGCTTCAATCCCGGCTTCTCTTTGGGCGTTTGCAAAGCCACGAACAGCATCGACGAGACGCAGACCGGAGACTTCCGCGGCTGCTAGATTCAGATTTCGGATCGATTCGGTTGCTTTGTCTGCTCCGTCTCCGATCGCTCCCATCCCCTCGAACAGCTTGGCCCCGCTCTCACCCGCGAAGTCCCATCCCTCGCCGAGCTCACGGGTGGATTTGGCTGCCCGGTTGGCGGCCGGCGTATATTCATCGTCCAGCGTCTCAGCGGTTCGCAGCACGCTGTTTTTGAAGTTGCCGATATCCCGTGCCGCTTCCTCTGCTGCGAGCTTGACCTCGACCATGCCGTCGGCGCCCTTGACGATATCGTCTGCAAGCGCATCAGCAGCAGCCATAGCCTGCTCTGCAATGCCGCCCAGACCATCAGAGATCGGGTTGGTGTCAATCGCTCCGAGAGTCTTGAGCGCCTCAAGCACTTGATCCAGCGGGAGCAAAAGGAATTCCACCGACTTGACGATCCCGGCAAACGCGATCGACAACGCAACGCCAAGCCCCTTTCCGGCAAGCACCACACCCTGGAAAGCGTTAACAACGAAAGCGCCGATTTTAACGATCTTACCCATGGCGTCTAGGACCTGGACCAGCCCACGGCTAACGAGGTCAGACGCGCCCTGTTGATTCTTCTTTAGTTGCTCGGACTGCACCCCGAGAAACTTATTTAGCTGGATAATGGCAGCTCGCACGGTTTTGTTTGCCGTGATCACGCCGCCGATCTGTTCACGCAAATCGCCCCAAGTGTTTCCGAGCTGTGCTATGGCCCCTGCGAAAGTCCTGGCCTGCGCTTGGGCCGCGCCGCCGAATTGTCTATTGACCATCTCTAGCACGGCGGCAAATTTTTCTGTCTTCGGCAACGATTTGTCTACCGCCAACCCGTAGCGCGATAGTGCATCCGTATTGCCTTGGGATGCCTTCGCAACCAACTGCATGGCCGACCGCAAATCGATCTTGAGACCGGCCGACAACTGCACGGCTGCCTCTGTCGTTTTCTCAATGTCCTCTTGCGCAACCCCCATACGCAAGCCAAGCGTAGCAACCGATAGGATTACTTCATCCCCGAAAACCGTTATTGCCTGCAATCCGCTGGCAAATTCTCTCAATCGCTGAGATGCACCCTCGACATCCGTGGCGCCGACTTGCGCCAGTGTTGCCCCTAGTTCAACGATCGCCTGCTCTTGCACTTGTGCCAGCCGGATCGACTCGCGGAAGAATGACACGAGACCCCGGGCAGCCATGAAAGCAACGAAGCCGGCCACGAGACCCTTGAGGCTAGTTAGGGCAGACCCGATGCCCTTGAACATACCAGCGACTTTGCCGCCGACCTTGCGGATCGCCATCAACGCTTTGTTGCTGCGCTTGCCGAAAACCTCCACGGCCTTGCCAGCAGCCTTGCTCGCTTTGGCGGTATCCTGGTAGGCGTCAACAGCATCAGAGCTGTCGGCGGTGATTCTAAATCCTACCTCTCGGGTTGCGTCTGCCATCGGCCTCGGCTTTCTTCCTTGCTTTCTCTAGGTCGGCTTGCTGCTTTTCGTGTCGCTTCCTCAGCACCTCGGCTTTCGTGTCTTCACACAGACTCAGAGCCTCATAGACAGTATGCGGCTCCTCGCCGATATTCGCGCTCCCGCCAGGTAACAGCTCGAACCGTTCCCAGTCCTGCCACCATTGCAGCGCGGTCGAAACGTCTGGCTGTTTGACGATTGACCATGGGCATCGTCTCAGCCCGGGAGCGAATCCCCAAGCAACGCTTGAGTTGCTTTCTCGGTCGCAGTTTCGGAGCCAGCGAAGGGTTTTTCTGCCGGGTTGGCCGGCTTGCTTGCGACTCTCCCGCTTGCATTCTCGGCAGTCCCAGGCGAGGGCGGGATCGTCCGAGAGGAAGAATCGGACTGCCGTTGCAAGTTTTTTCTCAGGCCAGCAGACAGGTGCGAGGCGTCGATAATCGCCGCAAAGATGTCATCAATCAACGATGCCGGCGCGTGCTCGAGCAAGTCTGAGGCGGTCTTTGGTATGACCTCATCGCCAGTCGTGTGATTGACAACGATGCAGTGACGCACGTCCCGCACTCGTTCGGCAATGATCTTTTCTACCATACGTTGCGCGCGGCCTAGAGCTTGCTTACCCTGGAGCTTCGGACCCCAGCGGCGCTGCACTGCCTTGTATTCTGCGGTAGACATCGCTCGGATCTCTACCGACATCGGGGTTTCTTCTAGGCGGTTGTCCCCCACATCGGGGATGTATTCCGCCCAGTCATCAAAGCGATCAACGATCAATGGCATTGGTTGGAGCCTTTCTGTATGCCTGACGTTTTACGCGAATACCAAAGATAGCTCATCATCGCCACTCGAACCGAGGGCGGTGAACGGGAGAGAAATCACAGCCTCATCGGCCTCTGGAACCTCAAGGGCCGCAAAGTCATATTCGGCATAGGGCACGTTGACGGTTACGGTTGTCCCGGCGCCCGTGCCCATGGTGACAACGATCGGGTGCGTTCCGAAAAGCTTGCGCTGTCCCAGTTTGAGAATTTGATCCTTGCGCGCCCTCATGCTGACGTTGCCAGTCACTGTGCGCCGCTGCACGATGGCGTCAGTCGGATACTGCTCAAAAGCCTCATCATCGGTCGGCTTGAATTGGTTGTTGAGCGTCACATCAAAAGCGGTGATCGGGAGCACGGTCCCGTCGATCGAAATGCTGCCGATTACTCCATTCACCGGATTGCCGGCCGTGGTCTCTGCCGGCACGAAGCCGCGCACCGGATCGGCGTTAACGGATGTCGGGGCAGCGTCTAGCGTCAGGGTATCGCCGGAAACGGCAGTTACCAAAAACCCGGTTCCACCGTTGTCGTCGCTCCCGGCTTGAATTAGCGAGCCAACCTCAAAGTTGGCACCCTCGCCAGCGGTCACGGTAATGTCATTGCCGACAGGTGCGCCAACTTGCAGGCTGTTGCCGGTGTGGACGTGACCAAAACCCCAGCCCTCAAAGGTCATCTTGGGCTCATCACCACCCGAGACACTAAGCCCCCAGGTGTCGACAAGGGCGCCATCGATCATCTCTTGGACGATCGGATCGCCGTCGCCGCCATCTGTCGAGGCGTAGATCGAGTGCGTGCGCAATGCGGTGAACGACCCCAGCGTGTATGCGTCGGACGTTCCGGGCGTGTTGGTGTAAGCACCGAAAGCCCCATATAGCAACAGGTGTGCATCTGGCGGCGTTCCGGCAACTCCGCTCGGGAGCACATACATTTCAGCCGACCACGGCGCCGACGCCTTGCCGGTGATGCGTTCGAGCAACGATCTTGTCAGGCGCTTATCGTCGCGAGACTTGCGCTCTTGCTCAACCGCCAGGCTGGCGTTTAGCACCTTGAGCGCATCGGTCGAAACCGGCCTAACCTGGGTGCCGCATACGGTCTCGTATGCAACGTAAAATCTCTGGGTGCGTCCGAGTGCGTGGGGGTTTCCGCAAGCCATGATCAATCATCCTCCGAATCAGGCTCGAGCTCAGCCGGCTCGGGCGCGTCTTCTTTTTTTTCCTCTGCCGATTCGAACCAAACCAATTCGACAAGGCTGGCGTCTGCGTCGATGATGTCGCCCTCGGCGAGCAACCGATCATTGTACCGCACCGCAGCCCCGCCCTTGAATCTGAGTTTCATTGTGGCCCCGTGTCTCTCTGCGTGACTATCTCAAGCGTGATTACTGCCGAGATGATCCCGCCGTGGGAATCCATCCGGTTAGGGTCGCCCTCATCGGTAACAACCCGCTGCACTTTACACGATACCGCGCAACCGCCCAAGTTCATATCCGAATCAATAGCCGCAATGATATCATCGATCAAATCGTCCATCCGTTGCCAGGCGACCTCATCGCTAGCCGTCGCTTTGAGATGGCAGCCGAGGGAGACGATCTGCACATTGCGCAATTGCCGACCAGGTTCATAACCAACGGTGAGTGCCTCTGGCTTGATTCCGATGTATGGCAACGGCCCGTCCAGCGGCGCTCCCTGCCAGTCCAGAACCTTGCGCGCGACACAACGCACCTGGGTTTTGTAGGCCGGCGGCTGGATCGATTGCAGCAGCGCGATCAGGTTGTCTAGGCTTTTGCCTCGGGGAGTTTTAGCCATTACTTGACCCCTTCAATCAACGCGCGGCCAATGATTTGATCGAGCGTTGCCCTGGCGCGTCTCAGCGCCCGCGCCAAGTATTCCTTGCCCTCGATATAGACCTGATGTTTGAGCACGTATTGCGGGTTGATTCTCGCCCGTCTGCCGCGCCCGCTTCTCGTCACCAAGAGCTTATTGCCTCGCCGGCTTTTGACAAAGAACAGCTCTCGCCCCCAGTCGCGTGGCCAACGCTTGGCGGCGCTAGAGTTGAGCGGCACGGACAGATTTTGCCGCGTCTTCGGGGTGATGATACCGCCGCGATCCTGAATTCGCGCATACGACAAGCGGCTCGACGTTTTGGCGGCGACTTTGCCGCGACTCATGCCGAGAAACTTAACCCCCTCGAGGAATGACCGAGATAACGCGCCCGTGCGAATGTTGG